GATATTAAGACTGTAGATGAGGGTGCGAGAGTAGACTACCCGTATGCATTTCTTAATCCTACACAATCAACAAGAACGGGACAGGCTATTACGTATAGGTTTAACCTCATCGTAATGGATGTGGCACAAGAGGACCCGACTAATGGGTTTGCTAACTACCTTAAAGTACAGTCAGCATGCCAACAGTACATTGATGACATCTTGGCTAGCCTAAGATTCTCAAAGCCATATAAGGACTTTGACTTAACCCTAAATGTAAACCTAACACCATTTAAAGAGAGGTTCCAAGATACAGTAGCGGGCATGACAGCCACATTAGAGATAGAGATACCATTTGCACTTAATAACTGTATTGCACCTACAAGAGGTAGTGAGATTGTAGACTATGCCCTAACAGATGGTACAGTTGCAGAACCAGATCCGATTGGCGCAACTCTTGGGACTCAACAACCTACATACGACCCAGAGAACTTATGGCATTCGGGCAGTGACCCTGACAGATTCTATACTGCAGTCTACTTAAAGGAGTCAGCTAAACAATATAGAATAGAAGTAACAGGTACTGCAAGAGCCTTAGAGTCTAAACCGATCCCACTTGCACCTAAGCTTAATGGTACAATTGTAAATGTAGAAGTGCCACCAACAACAGGTACTACTATTGGTTATCCTGTTAGTGATACTACATGGCCAGAGGGTCAAACAACCACTGATCAATTTGAGTGGTCAGCAGTGTACACATTTACTGGTCAAGCACTTACTGGTGTAGAGCAGGAGTCGCTAAACTGGTCACTAAGAGGTGATGCAGTCCCAGCAGATGAATCAGCGATGTTGTTTATCACAACTGATATAAAAATATACGAAGTCTAATGAGTTGCAGTAATCTAACATCAGGCATAGCCAAGGGTTGTAATGACCAGGTCGGCGGCATCGAAGGCATTCACTATAATAGTGAGAGCTTTAGAGATGACCTAGTATTTGAGAAGGACGCTAACAACGTGATAGTTAGAGTATATGCTTCAGGCTTACCTACAACAAACCCTAGATGGTGGTTTATAGATGCTGATAATGCAATGGGTAATCTAACAGAGACCTACAACATTAATCAGAACGGTAATGTATTAGGCTTTAACCAGTCACTTAAATTCTTTATTCCTACTACAGCTACTCCAAGTGCATTTCAGCCTACTAACACCCTACAGAACTGGGTAAAAGTACAGGCGGCACAGAATCAACTTCTAATTGCAGTAGAGACAGAAGAGTCACACCCATTCCTTAGCTATTCTCCAATGGCCCTACTAATGGGCAAAGAGAGACGTGGCTACACTAACTCTGGTAGCAAAGAGACCGGCGCGTTATATGGTGACAACAACGGTTATACAATAGAGTGGATGGCAGACTCAAAGGAGCCAATGGAAACAATCGCATACATGGCCCTACACACTTCAAGTGGTCTTAATGCACGTCCATCTAATAATCGTACTGATTTTACAGATAATACTGTATGGAATCTAAATGAGTTGGCCAATTATGAAGGTGCTAATGTTAGACAACTTGGCCAAACAGGTTTCTGGCCTGAGTATTACATTATGCCAGGTGAATTACTAACAGTACATGTCAAGGTTAGAATGGACTGGTCTGCTAACTGTTTTACTGGTAGTACGTTTACACCTACAATGGAAATTGACGTTGCAAATGACCCATCGGGCGCGCTAACAAATCAACCACTAAACTATATTACTACTAGTTACCCGCTACCAACAGCACCAGGTCAGGACACAGTAGAAGTTAAAGGTACATTTGAAAATACAACTAATGATGTAGTCTCTGTGTTCCCATGTAGAATCACAAGTAATCAAGACCCTAACGTTAGTATGAATACAGCACCGTATGTTCCAGTAATGGACTTCTTAACAATAACTAGAACTAGAGCACTATGACAGTAGATCAGTTTGAAAATGCATTACAAGACTTCGGTGAGACTATGTCAAACCTGTCACCTATCCTTACACAGATAGGAGGTCGCATAGTAGATGAGGTCAAGGCAGGAGCTCCAGTAGATAGCGGTGCACTAAGACAGTCGATCAAGGCAGTTATCCAAGATGATGCGCTGTCGTTAGAGATGCTGTACTACGGTATCTTTCAGAACTATGGTGTAGATGGGATGAACAACGCACCAGCTAGTGAGGTACCCAGATTTGGCGTACCACAACCTACCGCGGGTAGACGTTTCGGTTTCTCAGGTAACTATGAGATGATCGGCGGTGACCTACCCTTCGGTGCAAGAAAACAAATATATAAAATGGGCTTAAAGCCACAATCCTTCTTCGATGTAGATGCAATAGCAGGAGCAGTAGCAGACGGAGTGACACAAGCCTTAACAAGAGAATTTTAACTATGGCAGTAACAGTTGTACAATCACCACAAGAAATAGACCTAGCTTACGGTCCTAATTTCGTTACGCTTAACGGACTAGGTACAGCACAGAAGTTTGCTATTAGGGTCGTTAACGCTGACACACAAGATGAAGTGGCATTAGTCGCTCAATCTGAGAACGCAGTAGGTAGAGCACAGTTTGACCTACAGAAGATATTTCAACAATACGTAAATGTAAGTGCTACGGACTTAGAGACCCTAGGCGAGATAGGTTATACAATCTTCCGTGATAGTGCAGTAGAGTCTACAGAGTTTGATATACAATGTGGTACTATTACTAACGGCGTATTTACAGCAGACGTTACTCTAGACAAAGTAATTTTTAACGGGATTAAACCTTACAACCAAATCCCATATCGTGGTATCACTGATAGTGCACAGGCTGTAATTGCAGGTGATGATTCAAACCCACCATGTACTGAAGTAACTAGAGTGGGCAAGATGTTAACAGAGAGACCTCGTAATCAATTTACATCAGTAGGACCACTACCACCTTCAGTAGACGCAGGCACTGACTATGTGGCAGTAGAACTATCAAGCAATGACTTCTACACTATTAGTTATTTTAATGATTTAAAAACAAGTACTCCTGCACCTAATGTACTTGCACAGGGTATCGAAGCCTTTGAAATCTGTGAGATAGGTTCTACTAACCAAATTGTAGACCGTACATATATTCCTAATGAAACTGGTAATGACGGTGGACCTAATACTACATACCAAGAGGGTAGCGCAGTACTATGGCCGTTCATTGGTCTAACAATGGGCGCAGGTCCCGCTAACTTACAGGGACTAAACTATGTAACTACTACCGGTAGCATCGCGACATTCTCATTTAATCCACTAACAGTTGAGTACTGGATTATACCAAGAGCCTATTCACCTGCGCAGTGTTCGCAACAGTATCTGTCACAGGCAACACACGAACCACTATTAGTACGTATCAACAATACGCCACCATGTAACGAGTACCCTAAAATACAATGTAGTTGGTTAAACAAGTGGGGCTTTAGAGACTACTTTGAGTTTAAACTAAGACAAGAGTTAAGCCAAAAGCAAAAGTCTAAAAAATACGTTAAAGTATGGAATGACTATAATAGCAGCTTTGCAGGTTACGGTTCTGGTTCAGGTGCTGGTATCTTAGAGGGCGGTGAGACTGTATTTAACAAATCAGTAACTACCACGCTAAAAGCTAATACAGCCTACTTAACAGATGCAGACTCATATTACCTCAACGGGTTATTTAGATCGTCTAACGTTAGAATGAGAACTGATGCGGACAATATCCCGTACTTTACTAATTGGCCAAACTATCAGGGTAGCCAATGGTTCCCGATGGTAATTAACAATGCTAATTACGTAGAGAAAACATATAGAAAGAACAGACTATTCCAGTTTGAGATAGAAGCGGCTTTCGCACATAACCCACAAATACAAAGAGGTTCATGATACAACTAAAAGTATATGATGACGCAGGTAATCAATTTTTCTTGGACACTTATGAGAACAGTCCATTTAAGATAAACCTGTCGATCGAGGATATTGTTACAACAGCAACTACCTCTGATTTCTCAAGAGCGTTTAGAGTACCCGCTAACAACCACAACGCGGGCTTCTTTAAAACTGCATTTGAGATAGAAGACTTAGATTTTAACGTTAGTATTAAAAAGCCAGCAGAGGTATTAGTTGGCGGTAACCAATTTCGTAAGGGTCATATTAGATTACAGAAAATCTACCGTAATGGTGTAACAGGTCAAATTGACTATGAGATACTATTCTTAGGTGAGACCAGAGACTTCTCGTCTATTATCGGTGACGCAAAGATGTGTGAACTACAGATCCCTAGTTTAACGCATGATTTTGACGCACAGGCTATTATAGACTCATGGGAGGCTTATCCTGACAGTCCAAGTGCAAACGGTCTGAGTGGTCTAGTTAACGGTAATGTAATTTACCCACTAATTGACTTTGGTAACACATACGACTCTAATGGTTGTGTGGAGCAAACTAGAATTGCTGTTAATCACACAGCACAGGGTAGTTGTTCTGGTAACGAATACTTTACCAATAATTCTAACCCATCTCAACATGGTATTGATTATACTAGATTTAAGCCGATGATTCGTGCTAAGCGTTTATGGGACTCTATCTTTGACAGAACTGGTTTTACATATACTTCTAATTTTCTTGGTACACAGGGTGACAACGATGAGGTGGGTCTTTTCAAACAGTTATATGTGAGTGCATTCGGTAATGATGAGACTATTACAGTAGACCCTGCGTTAGGTTCATCAGACTTATTTGAAGCGGCTTCGACTAGAATTCAATATGATGGTATTGCAGAATATAATATAGAGATTGACGACCCGGGTAATAACTATAATCAATTTACATATCAATTTACAGCACCTACTGGCGCTAATAATTCTGATTTTACATTTGAAGCTAGAGTTTTTGTAGAATGTGATTATGGAGGTGGTACAGGTTCGGATCGTCCTTCAGAATTTTACATCTACTTTAGAAAGAATGGTATACCATGGACTGCGGGATCAGCCTGTTCTTCATGTACATATCTAACCATTTCAGAGACTATACCACTTAGTGCTGGCGATACTGTAGATGTCTATGTTGAATACTGTGATTCAAATGCTCAGAATGGCGTAGCTCCGGAGTATTTTAAATGTACTGCTGCTTCAGTGGGTTCTTTTAATCCTACACAATATCTAGACTGTGAGTATAAGCAAATAGACTTTATTAAGGATGTACTTACATCATTTAGATTAGTAATGCAACCTAGTGCGAGTAGACCTAACCACTTTATCATTGAGCCATGGAAAGACTTTATAGGCAGTGGTGATGTCTATGATTGGTCTGATAAATTAATCAGAGAGAAAGACTTCTTGAGTGAACCTCTGTTTAACACACAAAGTGCGATCATAGAGTTTACAAAACAAGAAGACGAAGACTACATTAACAAGTTCCACCAAGATAACAACAAACACGCTTATGGTTGGTTGAGGTTTGACTCACAAAACGAACTACTAAAAGGTAAAAGAGAAGTAGAAGTAACAGGTATTGCACCAACTCCTATAGAACAAATTATCGATCTGTATAATAATG